CTCGTAGTTATTCCAGTATTGGCAATCTCATATCTTACTGGAAGTGATGCTGTTGTGATATAAGTTGTATTGATAATATTTGCGTGATGAAATGAGTGGCAGTGAATAAACTTACCATCAATTACAAATCCCAATCTTACAGTTCCAAGTCCTAACCATTCAATATCCATCCATAAGATTTGTGCTTTGCTGATATCTAATGTGACACCAGATGGATTGAGATGTCCAGGACCAAACATCGTATCAACATTCCAGTCTGCTTGTGATACTCTTGTTTCTGTTGTAATTCCAGGAACAAAAGTTCTCTCCACAAAATATAAAGTATCTCCATCAAGTTCTAGATACATTCCATTATCTACACCAAAGTATCCTACTCTTTGGCGTAGATTTGCTTTTGCTGGATTCATTGCAAATGTATTCAACACTTGTAATGATTTTCCTGGTTGATAAGAGAATACCTTTGTAGTTTCTCTGATGATTGATGCGGTGCTTCCTACACCAACAGTTAAATTTACCAAACCTTGTGCCGTTGAAAATCCAACTGTGGATCCAGTACCAATAACTAAACCACTCCAAAGATTATTATCTCTATATCTGTGAGATGAATCGAAAAGTGTAAGTGGAGTAGACGTTCTCAGTCTACCAAAAGCATCAGTTGCTATAGGGGGAAAGGTAACTGGAAATGGATTATCAATTGTAACTACTTCACCATTTTTATTGGCGACCATATTTACTTCAAAAAGAGTTCTTTCTTGATTTAGAAAGTCCTGTTCATTTTTATTAAATTGTGCCATTAATCATTCACCCCACGATAATCTTTCTGGTCTATATCTTTCTGCGTTTTTTACTTTAATAGACGTAGACTCTACTGGATAAATGTTATGAACAATCGCTCCAGGATATTCACCCTGCAATTGCTCAGCGAGTTCATTTTTGCTCATAATTTTACCTTCAACTTCCATTCTATATATTTTTCCTTGCCAAACCACATCAGCAAGAAAAGATTCCCCAACAGATTGAGATTGAGGTTCTTGAGAATTCATATAAAGATTTCCGTTGAAATCTCCAGCAATATTAATACTTTCTGAAATAAATTGTTGAAAAGATTTCATTTTAGTTACAGTTCCAACGACGGAGGGCTTTGTTAATTCTTGAATCTGGATCTCTCGCAGTTTTTGGTGAAGTCAGTTTAGACTTCATACCTTTCATACGACGGCAGAAATTGGCACGACGCTTCGCCCTTTTACCCTTCGGTTTTTTTTCAGTTACTGCAGTTTGAAGTTTTGATCCTGGATTTTCTTTACGATATGCATTAACTGCTGCTTGACTTAATCCGTCAGTTTTATCTTTGCGATTTACTTTTTGCCAATCTTCAGATAACCCAAAATCTTCTCTCCAATTTGAATATTCCTCTGCTTTAACACAACGATTATAAGTTTTTCCAAATAATTCTTGAGTCCCTTTTTTCTTATAACCAGGCCAACATTTTTTTGCCTCACTCATTTCTCCACTATCAACATAATCTGCTGCAGCATCGAGATAATCTGCTGCCTTTGTAATTTTTGATTGAACCCAAGCCTCAATATTACCTTCACCTTTTACTTTTTTGCGAAGTCTTTTCGCAGCAGAAATAATAGTTGAAAGTTCTGAGCGGGCCATAGAGTGTTCATGATCATATGACTCTGGAAAATTTCCTGGATGGGGACTGTTAGCGTGATAATTAGGATTCGACATCGCTACAGAAGATAATGAAGATGGTAGAGAAAACATTTCCCAATATTTTGGTCCATATTTACATTCACCTTTTGTTTCGTCCTTTTTACACTTAGGACAATACCTAATCATTTCTACTGCCTCCGACTTTGTTCCCCAACTGTCTGCACCAACTTTACGACATTTAACTAGTGCTCCAGATGCATATGCACTAGGCCAAACTTTATATCTTGATTTTACTTTATGATAACAAGCATCCTTTTTTTCTTGAAGAGAACCCTCTAAACATTGGCAGGGATCATATTGGCATATCGGACAAAAATCTTCTCTTACCATTTTTGCTTTACCTGATCTATTTGGATTTGGATCTTCTCTACGTTTTTTAGCAGATCTCTTATTTCTTTCTTCTTTACTCATCGCTGCACGATCATCAGGGTCTCTACAATAAGGTTTTGTTTTCTGTCCCGGTTGTTTTGCACATGGTTTCCCATCATACTTTCCACCAGTTTGAACCCATCCACCATCATCAAACCATTTATCTAATCTGCCTTTATAATCCTTTGCTTTAATTCCATCAGTTGCTTCTTTTACATCCTTAAACTTTTTATGATGCTTTTTAGCATCTGCTTCCAGTTTTTTCAAACGAGTATAATAATCTGGAATTTCATCTAAATGCTGAAGAGCAATTTTAACCGCTAATCTTTGATTCTTTGTATGTTCATGTTCAATAGGAGCTCCCATATCAAGTTGCTTCTGAATATCAGAGACCTCCATACGATGCTTTCTAGCAATCTCCTCCACCGTTTTATATGGTTTTAATTGCTCATTCATCTTTTATAATTTATTACTCTTTATTATTTAGAAAACCTTGCTTAAGTAGTTTTGATAACTCTGACGTAGATCCTACAAATACAGCATTATTCGTCACATTATTTGTAGTTTTAGATGTATCCTCCTCAACATCTTTTAATTTCTTCTGAAGATCTATAAGTTTATCTGTTACATCACCCACACTTTTAATCAACTGACCAGCAACTTCATATGCTCTTGGAGAATCACTTTCACCAGCAAGTTCCATAATCCCATTAATTGCCTCTTGACCCTTTTCAATTAATGAATATAAATTAGCTCTTGTATATTCATAATCTTTTTTTATGTCATCTGGCTTTAGCGGAGCTATGTTTAGATCGTTTTTTACCTGATCTACCTCTACAATCTTACTCTCAACATTGAATGCCATATCTAACCCATCATAATTATCTTTCATAATATATTAAATATCCTGCTGCTGCGTTGGACTATATTCTTTACTATCAAAGAACATTTCAGTTGTTTCACTAAATCCGAAATCATCATCTGGTTCAGCATCAATTGGATCTGGAACAACTGTATATCTCATTTCTCTCTTAGCAGTCGTAGTGTCGGAACCTGAATAATAATCAACTTGAACTTTACGAATAAGACCGTCTGTGCTATCTGCTATTGGACCAAACAGATAAGTTTTTGCAGTAAAGTTAAATGTATAAATTAATATTCTTCTTGTAGAAAAATCTCCTTCATAATCATCGGTAAAAGAAGTATTATCTAAAACAACGGGAATATCTCTTTTTTCACCAATTGAATCTATTAAATCAACTGTTAGATTAAATGAAGGTTGGAAATAAGGTAAAATTTGTTCGACAACTTGCAAAGCATCGTCTTGCAATTTAGTCATTAAGTTTAATTGAAATCCAATATTATATGGAACTGGTAAATAAACTTTTTTAACATTCCCATTGTCACACGCTTTAAAAGTTTGAGTAACATTAGATTTTCTAGTAGGATCATACTGTATAGAAGTCATCTCAAAAGACAATCTAGGAAGAGTTATGGCAATTGGTTTATTTAATTCTGGTTGCTGCTCAATTCTTGCCAGAAATTTTTGCATTGGACCATAGGCCAAAGGAACTTTAATCTGACTAATACTCTGATCAGAAGAATTTTTATGTCTTACATTAATATCATTAAATAATGTTCCAAAAGCAATGACAGTTCTTCTAATAATTTCGTGATAAAAATAAGTTCCTAGCATTAATAGTTACCAAATGGGTTATTTTGAGAAAAATCTATAATATCGCTGCCTTCATCTTGAATTATTTTATTTTCACCATATTTATCATACAGGTCCCATTGATTAAATTCAGATACTGCATAAGTTGCCGATGAATCAGATCCAATAATAAGTTCTCCTGGATAAAAACCTATTTGTGAAGTGTCAATATTTACAAAAGATACTTTTAATTTTTTTGTATCTTTATCCCAAGATTTTACTCTTGCTTGAGTTCCCGAAGTAGATCCTGTAATAATTTCATTAAATATATATGTTCCAAATCCACTTATTATGTTAGGTGGACTAATACTAACTGTTGGATTTTCTAAATAACCGCCACCTGGATTAGAAATAAGTATAGACGAAACTTGATTATTTGCACCTAAAGATGCAATTCCAACCGCAGTTTGTCCAGATCCCACAAAACCTGCAACTGTTACAGTTGGTTGAGTTTTATATCCACTTCCAGTATTTGTCATACTGAAACTTATTACACCAATCTGATTCGTTTCAATCGCACATGTAGCAGCTGCTCCAGATCCACCTCCACCTGTTATTGTAATAGATGGTGGCATAGTGTATCCAGTTCCTGCATTTATTAATAAAATTTCTTTTATTGATCTACCAGAACCAAATGCACTCGTTATGGCAACAGCAGAAGCGTTAGTTCCTCCTACAGGTGGATTTGATATGGAAACTATTGGAGTGGATGTATATCCATATCCATCATTACTAAGATAAACTTTCTTAATGTATCCAGATCCAATTGTTGTAGTAGCAGTTGCTGTTGTTCCAGTGCCAATGAGGCTTAGTGTAGTAATATACCCTTCTTCTTGAACTTGAGTATCTATTTCATCAATTGAAGTGTCAATAACTTCATCCTCATATTCATATAATTCACACTTTATTTCATAAACATATAATTTGCCAAGTTGATAAAATGGTTGCTCGTGCTCTACAAATTTGACTTCAAATAATCTTTGCCCTAAAGGAAAATAAACTAAATCTCCTTCTCTAGGTCTGGAAGATAACTCTATTTCCTCATCATTTTCAGCGTGCATAAATGGAGAAATAAAATCTTCAAAACGTTCTCTTGAAATAATTAAACTCAGTTCATCTTTTAAGTTAACTCCAAATTTAGTTAAAATATCTCCCTGTCCCGAGTATCCTTCATAATTGTTTATATATGCCTCAATCGCATAATTATCATTAAATCTGGAAGAAGATATTTCTTTTAAAATAGATTCTTTTCTTACAAACTTTCTTGGAATATAGATAACTTCCACACCATAAATTTTCAACTGCTCATTAATTAACTCTTGAACAAGTCTTTGCTCATTAGGTGATCCCTGTAAAAAGAACGGATTAAGTGCCATTTTTACCCAACAAAATCGTAAGGAGGAAGTTCGTAATCCATAGACATTCTTTGTCTAATACTCTCTAATTCTTTTTCAGCATCTTCATAAAGTTCTCTACCATTCAATTCAATACCACCTGGAAGTTTTACTCCCCTAAATTTAATTAAATTTTGACCCCATTGGCGTTTTAATAATGCGGTTAAATATTTTTTCAAAAAACTGTCATTATAAACTTTAGTAAAATCATTGGGATCTAAAATCCTATAGCAATCAATTATTATAAAAGTATCTTTTGCTTTTGAATTCCAATCAATATCTAAATATAATCTATTTTGTCTTTTATTAAATCTGATTTGTTTATCTGTAGAAAGTAAAAAATCAATGTCTTCTAAGTATGTTTTAACCATAGCATACTGTAAAAGTTCCACTGAATTGAAATAATATAAATCATTTAAAAATAATTGATATTTGATACTAAACATACCCGAAGATATTGAACTGGTATCAAATTTAAAAATTTTTTCAATACCAATTATAGAATCTGGAACTTGAATATAATTTGAATTTTCGTAAAAATTGAATGTTGTATTACCTACACCAGCAATATTGGCAGTTCCCGTAGTCGTTACTATTCCAGGTCCACTATCAGTTCTTGCTTTACCTCTATCAACATCATTTTGAGTAATTTTATATTTCAAATACATTCTCTCAACACCATCAAAGTGTCTTTCATGAAAATATTGAAGTGCATCATCTACAGCATCATCAATTTGCTCATCAGCTAGATTGACCTCTAAAATGGGAGCACCTAGTCTTCTTAAACAATAATCTACTAATTCTTGTCTACTAGTTGGCTTTGACATTTTTAATAGGAGCCTCCATCTATAACTCTTGACCAGGTAGGAATACCCGAACTATTTGTTGAAACTATATAGTTAGTCTCTGTTATTGCTGCAGCAGTTGATCCTGTTGATACTAATTGATCGCTAGCATTAAAATATGCAATTCCAAAAGGTTCACCTAAAGGGTAATATAGTGCTTGATTAACTGTAAGAATACCAGATATATTTCCATTTCTGGCAGTAAATTCATCAAATACTAAATCATCTTTAATATATAAATCACCACCAACATATAAATCTCCACCAGTCGTAGTAATTCCACCGTTTGCTGCAAGAGTTGTTACACCAGAAACATAAAGTTGTGATATGGAAACTATTCCTAATGTACTGTTTCCAGTAACTGTAGCATTACGGGCAGTAAACTCATCAAATACTAAGTCATCGCTGACGTATAAATCACCGGTGATATATACATCACTCTTAAAAGTTGCAATCCCAATAAAAGTAGAAATACCACTTACATTGAGTTGAGTAACTGATGCAATTCCACCAATTACATTTTCTGCTTCTACGGCAACACCGCCAGGAGCTCCAGAAACACTGGAAACAACTTTAATAGCATTTTGTTGGCCAACTCTAACTTTTATGTCTGCCATTATCGAGTAGCTCCCTCTCTTACGAGAACCATTCCTTCAATAACTCTAGATTTTACATTATCAGGATCAGTAATTATAATATCATAAATATATCTTCCAGGTTTTAATTCTGCAGTTTGTCCAGAAGTTAATCCTATAGAAACTCTTCCGGAACTTCGGGGAGATAAAATAGTTGAAACAAATGGTATTGAAGAAGAACTCCCAGACCATTTTCTCATTTTAGACGCAATGGTATATCCAGTTAAATTAAGAACAGAATTCGTTTCAGTTGCTTCTAAAGTAAAAGTTTGATTAAAGTCAGCACCAGTATTTACTACCAAGTTATTGACATAAACTGCTGCCATTTATTTTATAAGCTCTACTTCTTATTTATACTTTCATATTATAGTTAATAAAACCTCTTGTTGTTTTAAATACAACTTACAATAGAGTTTTGCAAATTTTTTCAATTCCTCTTGATCTAGTTCGTCAATTAAACGAACATGTTTTTCATACTCGAATAATTTATCTATAGAACTTAGAGTAATTTCATCTGGATCCATTAATCAACTCCCTCAATAAAGATTTAATTTCTTCAACATCGTTTTTCAATTTTTCTAATTCATTTTTTTGCAATTCTCTATTATTTTTTGCAATCATATATTGATTATATGACTGAGAGTCACAATTAATTATAGCACCAGATTGTTCATCACGATATAAATTTGTATGACCTTTGACTGGAATCATTATGCTAAAGCAATACTTCTTAAATCTTTAAATCTTGGAGGATAGGATTGATTTGTTCCTGACATTACTATTTTAATTATGTATCCAGAGAAAGATCCAAGATTATTAGCACTAAATTCATATTCTAGGAATTGATTTTCAAAACTATCTGGAACAATAACATCTGGTAAACCATTATTATTTGCAGGATTAACCACATCCAAGAATCCATCCTGATTGTTATCAATTGTTAAATTATTATATCCTGGAAATAATTCAAATGTTGGAACAACTTCACTAGAATCTGGTCTTACTAGTGCATATAGAACTCTAAAATCTGCAGAAGAATGGCGATACGCACTTAATATTACCTTTAATGATGTTGCTGGTTGAGCAAGAGAAACTAAATTTGAAAAATAAACTGCAGAATGAGGATCATCAAAAACACTATTAACTCTACCATCTGATGCGTAGTTTTTAATTGGTGAATTAATTCTGCTTGTTAAAAGTTCAGCAGAACACTCTTTCCAAAAGACCATTGGGGATAAGTTAGTATTTGATGATGCTAAATCAAGTTTTAAAGTGAAAGATTTATTTTTCAATAATGAATTCAAATATTCTTGTTCGTTAACTTTAGAGCAAACCAGTCTTGTAGATAAAAGTCTGTTTTCAACACCAAGTTCTACTGATTCATATCCTTGATCTGTAAATGGAGTTTCTGATCCACTTACACTTGTCCCACTTACAGTTCTAATTTGACTGCTAACTGAGGTGAAAGAACCAGGATTTAATAATGAAATATGTGGAATAATATTTTCAAATTGAATATTTTGACTTGCACGCACATCACTACCACCACAGGATAATTCATCATTGAAAGAAAGTTCAGGATAACCAGCAGTACTAGTATCTGTACTTCTATCTAAACCATTTGCAGATCGATCAAACTCAATATTATAACTATCAATATCAATATTTTGGGAATTTACATTATGAGTTTTATTAATTCTTCTTAAAGATACTCCACCAACTTCGTACTTATATACTGAAGAACCTATGACATGATCAGATATCTGTGTAGAATCAAATCCTCTTGTTAAACCTTGAATAATACCTTCACCAAGACTAGTATATTCAATTATTTCACCGTCAATTTTTAAGTATCCTCTATTAGTTGAATCAACAACTTTTCCTTCAAATATAACAAAATTTGATGTTGATGCAACACTAATTGTTTGTGATGAGGATAATATTGAGTTTGTTAATAAAGTTGGAGGTACATCTGATTCTATATCATAAATTTGAACTTTATTTGTTCCCGAATACATTCCATGTTGAAAACTATCAACTTTAAAGAAGTTTCCTGAATAAACTCCACCCTCATTGGTGGATGACAGTACATTTGTTCCAGCGATTG